GACATATAACCGTTATAGTCTACGCGTGTAAGTCCATTCATTACAATAGGACCAATGCCATTAATATATACTTTATTCTTGCCCTGGATATATGTATGAACAATATGCGTCCACTGTCCTACAGGAATATTACCACCCTCAACGTTAAAGAAGGTATAACCCTTCTCAACGGATTTTAGAGCAATGACGAGATTGCCCTTGTAAAGTGCCATAGCCGTATGGTTGCCGCCGACGCCATTATTGACCGCAAGGATCTCGCAGGTTTGCGTATTAGGATTAATCCATAGTTCGCGGCTTTCCGCAATAGGACCTGGGTCAATTTCAAGTGTCATTGTTGCGCTTGAAGCACTATCCCAACTTGAAAACTGCGGAAGATTTCTACCTCCGTTTGTTTTGACATAATAGCCTCCAATAGGACTGACTGGTGATGGTCCAGAGCCCTGGATGTATGCAAACCATGCACCCTTCCCTGCTCCCGTACAAGGGGCAGTAAATGTATCACCAAAGTTTGATACTAGCTTAATTTTCAGAGCCTGTGCTGCCGGTCCTTTCATCATAACATTAATGTATTGTAAATACATATTGAAATCGCCATTTATTTTAGGCTGCCACTGTGTTAATGCCGTGCCAAGAACCGTAAAGTATGTACTTTGATCACCATGAATTCCGAGACCTCCACCTGGGTAACCAATATCCTTTAGTGGTCCAGCAATCGTCATAATAGGTGCAGCAGCACTAAACATAGGAGACATAATTACTGTGTAGGCGCCAGGGCTGGATGGCCAGTAGGTATCCCATTTGTTAGGAGCATAGGAAGATATATCATCGCTTGAGTACTTGCATTCGTTTTTGGAATTGAGTAGTTTCATGTAACCGCCATCCATTACGCCATATACAGTATTTCCCTTGCTATCCGTGCTAAACAACGCAATTGGTACTGGAGGTGTCAGCGCCTGTGGATTGCTACCCTGAATAGCAGGTCCTCCTAGAGCAGCGGGGAACGGCGGAAATCTAGACTTACCAGATTCTACAATGGTGCCAGGGGCAGGTCCATCTAGTACATCAACGGGGGGTTGTCCGAGTGCCTGAGCAATAAGATTGGGGCTCTTAATGACTGTTGTACCATCAAATTGTGCACCTAGTTTGTCTGTTACACGCGTTCCTGAGACGACGGCAGGTCCAATATAAACTGCATTGACTGATGTCCACGCGCCGTTCATTGTATAATTTCCACTTATTGTACTGTCCGAGAAGGCACTACCGTCTAAGTTCATTATCATGCCGTTACGAGTTATTCCAGTACAGGGTTTATCAAGATAGCGCTGCGTTGTAATACCGAGGCAGCGTTGTACCGCAATATCTTGCTGAACAGGATCTGTAGCAGTCATCGCATTGTAGGTATCTTGGAACATCTTCTTCAAGCCGCCCCAGGTGAGTGTATTAAGCTGAGTAATTGATTCTTTCTGCGAGGGGTAAGAGGTACCAGCGGGCTGGCATCCTGCGATACGCCATTGCTGCTGAATGCACTGGTCAAAGAATGGTCCAGGCGTCTTATCGGGCAGATTGCAGGGATCAAAGCCGGTAGTACCGATACAGAGCCACATAGCGGCTTGTTGTATAATATTAGTACTTCCGCCCTTTATCAAACTATAAATTTTATCGTAGCCGACAACGGCGTCGCTTACACTTATAATACCACCCTCATAAAGCGCACGGTTGACATTAATATTTTCCCCCCTTATAATTTGTACGGCAATGGTATCAAATTGATCGGGAACATTGCGTGCTTTTAACATTTTGATAATAGATCCCTGCGAAGTCAAACCAACACCTTGCGCAAGAGAAATGAGACAGGCATTGCTGAGTTTGCCGTTTATGTCAGGGCTACAGAGTGTTGGTCCAGGCGCTGACGGCTTTACCCCGTTGAGTGCTTTACACGCAGCACTCAAACTTTGCCCATTCTGCCCCATACACTGACCGTCTGCCGTCCAGTTTCCATTCATATTGACAGCACAATCATTTTGCGAGTATAGACGAATGCTGTAATCGGGCGATGGGTATCCAAATGTACCACAGTTGATTCCTTGGGGTGTAATGACGGGTGCAGGAGGTCTGGCGGGATTGCAGGCAACAGAATTCATAAGAGGAACTGCATCGCATACCGCCGCCGGAGCGGTAATATCACCAATTCTCAACGAATTGGGATACTTTTCAGTACCATCTGTATTTACAGGAATAGCTTTGCCGGATGGTATACAGAATCCGCAGATACCCTTGACGGAGGGGGCATCAATACCAATACAGGTCTTAATGCGCGCGCAGTTCTTAATTGCCTCTAATTGCTGCGCAAGTTCAAGATTCCAAATCCACTGACCGTTGCCGTAATTGGGTATACCACCTTTGCCGTCATCCTCAAGACCCTTGGGAAAGAGCGGACCATCAGCCTGTCCTAAGGCACCACTGGAGGTCATATTCGGATCGGGTATGTAATACCAGCCGCATCCTACAATGCCGCCCCTGATATGCGGTGGCAGATTCTCGGGCATTTGCGCGGACCGACAGAATTGCATATCGGCTTCCGAGAATTGACTAGCATTGTCTAGTTCAAGATTTTGCACAATAATATTATCAGGTGTATTCAAATATACGTCGGGTTGATTTACAGCCGGGCTTATAATTTTTCCATAATCAGGCATTAAGGAATTTGTCATAACTTCCCTGTTGAGTACGTTTTGTAGATAGTCCTGTTGCCCTGAGACAAATCTGGTTGTCGCGGCTTTTAGAGACGGTGGTCTACTGCCGCCGGTTAGCGATGTTATAAAATCAGCAAAAGTTCGGCTAGGCGGGGGTTCCATACCCCCAACAGGCGTAGACGTTAGTCCGGAGGCATTTTGGAAATGCTCAATATGGTCGTTTTTAGATTTTCGTAGTAGAGCTAATACAGTGAATGCTGCAACTACACCGATGACTACAAAAATCCAGACGTTCATCTGACAAAGTCCTCTACAATGTTTTGTTAATTTAATTAGACCACGCCTAGTTATGTTTGCTGATGGTGAGCGCAGAAATCATCTTATCAATCCCACGTGTTCGGATATCAGGAGTATCATATGTAAATACTTGGCTTCTTGAACCAATGTCATCCTGATATGCCGTCACGACGTAACCTGGCGGTACTTTAATTGAACTTACACTATCGTTTGGAATGTATTTGATAAATTTGGTAAATGGATAGTTTCCTACATCAAGAGGTACGCCGGCGCCTTTAAAATTATAGTCTGGATAAAATGTGGGTAGTACAACCGGTGGTGGTGGCGCCGGCGCCGATTTACAGGCTGGCGACGTCTTACGCGTTACATCAATGCCTAAACACTTTTTGACGTCGGCATCTTGCGCCTCTGCGCCATTCGCACCTTGTAGAGCCATATAATTACGCTCAAATATAGCAGAAATATCTCCCCAAGTCATAGAATTGTATTTTGTGGTATCCGCCTCGGTTCTAGGATATCCATCGCCGGCGGGCTGGCAACCACTGACTCGCCATAATTGTTGGAGACACAGGAGCGGGAAGGGACCACGTTCATTATTATCAAATCCGCAAGGATCAAAGTTGGTGGTACCGACAACAAACCACTTCGCCGCTTCCCGTATACGCCTATGAATTCCTAAACGCATTTGTTCTTTGATTTTCATATAGAGGTTCGCTGCCGTGTTTATATCAATCTTTCCTCCTACCTTGCCAATACCGCCAATATCTCCACCACTGAGAATTGTATCGGGTATATTGACGCCGATATTTGCGAGTTGTGCCATCGCAACACGATCATTTTCTGTGAGGTTACCGCTCGTTTTTAGAATACGTAGAATTGCGCCACTTGTTGTATAACCGAGCCCTTTAGCCACTGAAATTAAGCAAGAGGTACTTAAACGTCCATTTACATCGGGTGTACATACTGTTGTTATAGGCTTATTGAGGTTTGCGCAATCTTCGCTATAATTTCCGCCAATACGACTTCTACATTGCCCATCGCTAGATAACACACCGTTAAAATTATTACATTCATCTTTACTGTACATACGTAGCTTTCTATCATCGGAGGGGGTTCCAAAAGTGCCGCATTCTGTACCGTCAGATGCGGTAATAACACGTCCTTTTTGTTTTAGAGCCTCACAATCACTGCCGTTCATTATAACTTGTGTACCACAGGTGGCGTTGGTGTTTTTGAGATATTTTTCAGTGCCGTCGCTTTTTACGGGCACAGCGTAGCCACTTGTAGGGCAGAATCCACAGCGTCCATGTACAGCATTTGTATCAATGAGTTCACACATTGTAATTTGCCGACATAGTTTGATTTCCTCTAATTCTTGCGCCTTTACAAGGTCCCATATCCATTGTCCGTTACTAATGAGTCCATCACGAAATATTGGACCATTTACAGTACCAAGAACACCAGTAGATGTTTGTGAAGGATCATCTACATACCACCAGCCACAGCCCTCGCGTGCTCTTCGGAGACGTCTTGGAAGATTTGCGGGCTGAAGTGCGCCACGACAGTATTTATTATCGTAGTCTGTATATTTGTTACTAGGATCTTCAATAAGACGCTGGGCGACAAGGACGGAATCGGATGTGTCCATACCTAGATAAATGTCGGGGACTGCTAATGCGGTTGTCATATCTTTTACACCTGAGTTTACAATGATATCCTCACCATAATTGTTGTAGGTTACATTTTGGGATTTTATAAATGGGGGTTGAACATCCAGAAGATTCTGAAACCCTTCGCTTTGATAGTATTCAAAACTGAAGCAAAGTAGCCCAAGAGTTAAGATTAATATGATAACTCCTGCCAATAAAATCATCCCTACTTATTCAATAGTTTATCATAAGATGATATATTATTGAATAATATCCGCTCGGTCGTTTACGGCTCTCCGCCCGTATAGGGGTGGTCTGGCGGTAATGAATCCTGCTTGCCCCACTTCCACGCTAGGTAGCCTTCTACCTTTGCGCGCTCATCGTCAGTGAGTGCACGGTCGTACATAATAAGCTCGTGTACATAGCCCGCTACTTGTCCTAATGCGAACTGCATTGGTCCATTTAAGAAACCACGTACAGATGTGTAGGTACTATCCGCCCATTGATAGGTGGCAGGTATTCCGTTTCCATATACAGGATCAACAAACTGATTTCCATTGATATTTACACTAGTACGCACATAAGGAGCAGTAGAATTATTAGGATCGGATACTGTTAGACTGACAATTGTTGGCGTATTCATTGCAGTGCCAGGAGGAGCGATTGCGCGTTGTAATGTATTATATCCATTTGTAAAACCTATACAACCATTGCCGCCACCCTGTGCGTAATGGTATAAGTAGAAGTATGTCCAATTGGGAGGATTTACTGTTAGCCAAGGCATATTACCAGCATTAGGATTGTTCGCTGATATAACAGCAAATATTGTTGGCGAGCCAGGTGTTCGTGATGTTTCAACGGGAGACGGGTCAAAAGGAGGTAGTACATAAAACGTTTGTTGGTTACCTACCACCTGTCCATCATTGCCGTACTGCTGCGATTGTAAAATAGAACCCTTGTTGTTTGCTATCCTCACCTTTCTCTGGTATGTAGGTATTACGCAAGAATCATTCCAACAAAAATAGGGTGCATTACTCTTTGAAGCAGCCTGTGCATTACGTCCCTTTCCTGACTTATCCTTCCAAAGAGGGACGGGCTCTCCATCCTGAGGTTGCTTTCCTGTTCCAAGTGGATCATCACCGTCCAGCCATACTGTAATGTTTTCAATTTCCGTCGGCGCCCAGTTTGTACAACCGAATCCGGTGGAAGCTTTGGAGTTTCGGTTGACACCGTAGCACATCTGTACCGCATCGGCTTGCGCCTGTGCTTGTTCCTCTGTGCCTTTGTAATTGGCATTAAAGTTATTAGCGGCTTTGTGAATTCCGTCAAAGTATTTCTGAATTGCCGCAATGCTCGGCATATTCAAGAGTTGACCAATGATATCCATATCGGGTTTGCCATTCTTCATGGGGGAACTAGTACCATTGAGTGAGCACGCCTGGAAGGGATACTTTCTACGGAAATCCGGTGTGCTCTCAGTATTCAAGAGACCACTGAAACGATCCTTAATGCTGGTGTACGTACCCTTGAGTGTTGAGCCTATTGGCGTATTAATTACATCAGAGCCCGCGTTGAGCCATAGGTATTGTAAGCACTCGCCGGTTACATTATTTATTGGTGTAGTAACAACACCGACCGAGCCATCTGCATTATCAATAATGGTTTCACAGGCATTTACAATATCAAAGCCGAAGAGCAATTGTGCAGCGGAGTTCATTGCCCTGATACGTGTAGGAACATTCAAGCTAATAACAGTTCCAGTTGAATCCTTGCCTCTCGTTGCAGCACTGTACAATCCAGTCAAATATGTTGAAATTGCATTGAGATCGCCGTAACTGTTGAGTTGCGACAGACCGCCATTTGTGGTCGTGAGTTTGCCCCTTCCTGGAATTCCACCGGCTCCCTTGTACAATTCAAGCAAGCAAGCAGCGCTGTATTTGCCAGGCATCTGGTCAGCCGCCATACACGCAGAGCTCTGTAGAAGTGCCGCAGTGCTCTTATTTGAGATTAGAGGTCCTAAAGGGGCTTTAGGTATGTCATCGCGGTAAAACGGGTCAGATAAAAATCCAGGTACTTTTGCTGTGAATGTAGCCGTCTGACTATTCGCCTGACTGCTCCAGAACCAGAACTGGTTTTTGACTAGTCCTGATGTAGATGTCCACGCGGGTGCGTTAATGGATGAACTACCGGTGTAGGGTCCGTATAACCGCAGGGGGGTACCACCTGGTGGAGGGGGAGAAAGAGGGAAGGAATTTACCATGTTGATTGTCTGCATAAATGGTATCGTACGATCCGTAGAGTTAAACATCTCCCACTGTATGAGAACAGCACGGAACGAATTTCCAGGCGGGTCCGATTGACCTGGTGTACTGAATTTACTATATAAACTTGCACTTTGTGGAGGCTGCGCACCTATAAATTTATCAAACCAATTGACAATTCGCGTTCCAATAGGTGGAGGAGTTGCAGCATTAATGGCGGTATCTGCCGGTTTATATCCATAGCACCAGACAGCAGAATTATTTTCAGGTTTATCAGCAGTGCACTTTGCCGATGAGGGATTTCCGCCAATAGGAATTAAATTGAAGGTTGACGAGCCAGTTTGCGCAGCGTAAACAGGACCGGCATCGCCTGTAATAGCACACCGAGGCGCCTGTAATCCACTTGAAAGTGCAGCAGTAACTTGGGGAGATGTAGCTAAAGAGGTGCCAATACGAGTACATAGTGCCTTAGCCGTATCAGATGTATAGGTTGCTAGTGCTCCAGCTCGGCTGACTTCTGTTACTTGGAATACTTCGGGCTGTCCGCCTGTACGACTGGGCTGCTCTTGTGCGACTAATACCTGTACCGTATCCGCCTCTTTTACACCATTAATTTTGAGTGTAAATTCCTGTCCTGGATTACCACCATTGTCTGCGGAAAATGTCCTGCCACTTGCCACATGGGTAACGACAATCTTTGTAATACCAGTATCAAACGGTGTTAGAACGCGTAGAACAACATCAAACGGACGTTCGCGTGGTTGATATACAAATAAATCCTCGCCTGAAAATGGAGCTTGGGCGCAAGGGAGTTGATCTAATGTCAATCCTTCTGCGGTTTTGCCACCGTTGAAACCGCCGCTTTCACCAATCTCTTCGCAACCCAGTTGATTATAGACCTTTTCGCAAGATGGCTGGTCAACTACAAACATTCCGGGAGGGCATTTGCCGAGTGTAGGATAATAATCGGGATACGGGTTTCCAGCACTAGTAGCGGCATCGGCGGCGTCATTACGGTCCTGTAATAGCGATAAGAGACCGCCAATAAATGTACCAGGGCTGCTTCCGTCATATTTGGTACCCTTCTTCATACAAATACCGCAAAGAGCGTTTTCAGGATTTTTTAGTTGGTTACAATTACGTCCCTTGATATTCGCCTGGCACTTGAGCGCTTTAATGTATAAGTCGTTTGCGGGAGGCAACTGGGGATAAACTGCCTGGGGCGCAATGCCTAGATTCGTAGCCGACTCACCTGAAGGAATATCGTCGGGAGTTTGGAGAGCCGTCACAATTTGTTTATTCGCAGTAGATGTTGCGTTATTAAATTCCTGTACATATTGCGACGCCGTAAGATCAGTGCTAATATTTGCAGTCGCTACACCAAAATTGGGAAGCACCGGGTTGAGCGAAGCAGCAAGGGGATTATATGTCTGCATCCCCTTTGTGCCCATGTTTAGACGGTCCGCCTTGTACGATACCATATTTACAGCAAAACCCTCAGGATTATCATTTTTACCCTGAGCAACAGGGATAACAAAGGTAAAAATAAATACTAAGACAAGAAGGACAACAATTACTATTCCTCCAATTTGTCCTCCAATCATTACTCTAATTAATGTTTCTAAATATTTGAATGGATTGGCGCATAACAATCTATTCAATTATTGTTTGAAATACAGGTTACTATGTAGCAATAGACAAGATAAAGATGCCGGAACCACCAGCGCCACCGGATGAACCACCGTTACCGCTATTTGCAGGTGCTGTGTATCCAACTTTGGCATCGGGTGAACCGGCACCATAGGTTCCACCTGCATACGAAATGCCAGGACCTCCTGCCCAGTAATCTAGGGGGACACCGCCAATACCACCACCAGCATTGGATATAGGGCTTCTACTAGGTCCGTTTGTAGAAGCACCTTGCGCGCCGACGGATTGGCAGCCGCCGCCACCACCACCACAGCCACCATTAGTTGCACAGCAGTATTGCCCTGTAGAACCGCCATATGCTCCGCCGATAGCAACAATGGGCGTTATACTGTCCGCGGTAAAGGTTGTATTTCCACCATTCTGTTGTCTGCTACCAGGTCCGCCGGCACCAATTGATACAGCGTATTGTATACCTGGGCTGAGCGATAAAGGCGAATTAATAAATTGTGAGGGAAATGCGGAAATACCTGGCACGTTTGTCTGGAGACCACCAGCACCGCCACCGTTTTTATTACCGGCGCCACCACCACCACCGACTGCAAAGTAATTGATGTCAACCTGGCTAGAGGTTGTGACAACTGCATTACCGGTGATTAAATAGTATGTAGTGCCGTTTACGGTAATCTGGCTGAAGGGTCCTGCGACAGAGATGCTGGGCGGCATTGGGACACTCGGCACACCTATGACCGTGAACGATTTAGCATTTGCATCATCTACTGAACCGGCAAAGGGAGTATTCCATATTTCATTTGGCGCCTTGGACTGGCTGAAATATTTATCAGGGTAATTTGTTGATTGGAAGGATACCATGTTTGAATCATTGTTGAGCGCAGCCACCACTTTCCAAGAGGCATCATTTGCGAACAACGTACTGTTATCTTTGCGATGAGCCCAGACACGCCAACCCGCGTGGCGTAAATACAGCGGTGAGGGGTCAGTTGTCTGGAAGCTAATACAACCTGCTTGTCCGTTGAGCGGCGATGCCAAATAAAATGTAATGTTTGGTGTGTTTTGTCCGCCGCCCAAAAAGGATGTTCCGTTTGAATAAAATACATAGTTTGTCTTTTCGGTAGGATCGCCATTATTGATATAACAGGTGATGCCTGGAGCAACCTTGGCGGGAGGAATGAGTGTACAACCGGCACCAAGTTGGTTCGCCTTCACTTGGTTAATACCGTAGCACTGTTTCATAGCAATCGCCTGTTCCTTTTGGTTCTTACCGTAATTGGCTGTCTTTTGAATACCGTTAAAGAAGTTTTGTACTGCTTGTAAGTTGTCCATATTTGTGAGTTGACCGATAACCATGTCATCGGGTTTTCCGTTCTTCACAGGAGCCATTGTACCAGTGACTTGGCAAGCCTGGAAAGGGTACTGATTACGTCTATCAGGAGTGCTCTCATTGTATCGGAGACCGCTAAAACGATCCGCAATACTTGTGTAAGTAGCAGAGAATATAGTACCGGCAGCCGCTGCCATCGGCGAACGATCGGCATCGGTTTGATTGTTGAGCCATAAGAATTGGAGGCAATCGGGTGTTACATTGCTCATCGGCTTTGCTACGAGACCAATAGAACCATCTGGGTTATCTACAATATCTTCGCAGGGGTTTGTAATCTTGAAACCGAAGAGTAACATTGCGGCAGAATTCATTGCGGCAATACGAGTGTTCATATCCATACTAATAACGTTGCCATCACTATCCTTACCAGTTGTAGCTGTACCATATAGTTCATCAAGATAACCACTAATTGCGGAGAGATCTCCATACGAATTGAGTTGCGAGAGACCGCCGTTGTCTGTAGCAAGTTTACCCTTTGAGGGGTCACCGCCGGCGCCCTCAAAGAGCGAACGTAGGCAGGCAATACTGTAGCTGCCTGGGCTCTGATCATCCTTAAAGCAAGGTGACGTTTGTAACAACTCCATTGTAGCAGGATTTGTAATAAGAGGACCCATAGGTGCATTTGGTATATCATCCTCATAATACGGGTTTTGTAGATATCCAGGAACGCGGGCAGTGAATACAACACTTTGTAGTGAAGGATTTCCACCCCAGAGCCAGAACTGATTTTTCTGCATAGACATACTTTGAGTCCAGGCAGGACCCCTAATCATTGCGCTATTGGCAAAAGGACCTATTAAACGGAGGGGGTTCGGACGATTCGTCATAGGAATAGTATTTATATGGGTTATTGTCGGTTGGAAAGAAACATTACGATTGAGCGAATCCTCCATCTCCCACTGGATAAGAATGGCGCGCTCCGATGTTCCAGGCGGGTTTGTACTATTGGGATCCGTATATTGACTATATTTGCTAGCACCCTGTGGAGGCGATGCCTTATTTTGAAACGATTCAAAGAAGTTATAGATTTTCGTATTGATAGACGGTTGATTATTTACTACAGTCTTAATCGGCTTGAAACCATAGCACCAAGCGCCGTTGGGGGGATTTTGCGAAGGGCAGAAATCGGTGCCGGCGTGAGAGCCGTATCCAACAAATCCTTGGTAACCACTTTGTACGGAATACATAGGCTGCGATCCGTCCGCTGTCATACCACACTGAGGCGCCTGTCCGCCCTGTACATTTGATTTCTGAAGTTGCGCTTTTGTAGCCAGTGTCGTAGCCATACGAGTACATAGATCACGTGCTCCCTGTTGGTCGTATTTCCGCATACCTCCCTGCGAATCCGTTTCATATACATAGAACACTTCTGCCTGTCCCTTAGGGCGGTGGGGCTCTTCTTGTATGACCATAATGTTTACGGGGTCCTGTTCCTTGACACCGCGGAGTGAAAGTGTAAACTCTTGTCCAGGATTGCCACTGTTATCCGTCGTAAATGTACGATTTGTAGGTATGTGTGTTACAACAACCTTGGTAATACCCGTTCCATATGGCGTCATAAAGCGTAAGTTTACATTATAAATTTTATCAGGCGGCTGGTAGACATAGACATTTGCTACAGGTGCCTGTGCACACGATACAGCAGGGATTTCAAGCCCCTCCTTTGTCTTACCACCTTGGAATCCGCCGGAATTTCCAATTTCTGTGCAATTCAATTGATTAACCGCCTTTTGGCAAGAGGCAGAGTCTACGTAGAACATACCAGGCGGGCATTTGCCAAGTGTAGGTTGATGCATTGGTATCTCTCCGCTGGCTTGATCAATAGCATCATTACGATCATGTATGAGTGATAATAGACCACCAATAAATGTATTTGGTCTTTCCCCATTAAATCGGGTACCAGCATCAATACAAATGCCGCAATCGCTATACTTTGGATTGTCTAACATTGAGCAGCTCTCGCGATTTTTAATATCCTTTTCACACTGACGCGCCTTTAGTAATAAATCGTTGGAGGGGGGCAGCGACGCTTTTACACCAAGAGGTGAGGGAGCCATATTTGTGGGAGATTTCACCGAGGGTGCTATATCTGGATTTCCCATGGCTTGTAAAATATTCTTATTTGCCGTTTTTGTTAGTGAATTAAATTGCTGTAAGTATTGGGAGGTTGTCAGTTTTTCATTATTATCAATATCCGCCGGCGCTACAGCAAAGGTCGGCAGTATAGGATTTAGACTCGCACCAAGATTATTGTAGAGTTGTTTGCCACTCTCAACCATATTTTTGCGCTCACTGAGATAACCAGCCATATACGATCTGTAACCAGCAGTAGAGCCGCCACGGTCGGCGAATCCCTCTTCATAACGGCGTTTTACCAGAGGTACAATAAAGGTTGTTATAAACACAACCACTAGAACTAAAATGATTATGGTGCCTGTGTTAAGCATCCCTCTACCAATTACATAAAAATAATATCGGTAGAGTTTGTCGGGAAGAGATTTAGACATTATCGGGACGAATATTGGATGTAGAATCCATATCACGAGTGATAATGCGTAGGACGAAATTCGTCTGGCGGCTCATGTTGATGAGGGCACAGCCGGTCTGGACAGTTGCCGGCGTGTTGAGGATGTAGGTGAGACCGGCAGTAGAGCCGCTGGTCGCATCCTCCTCCTCGGATAAGAATCCGCCAAAATAGGAGGGACCTAGATTGCGCGTTGTGCCACCCGTGGTGGCAGGATTGTCAAAGCGGTTGCGGACAATGATGACGTTACAGTAACCGGCATTGTTACGTCCAAGATTGATGGTGGAATCGCCACCACCTGTGACAGCGATAAAGCCAGTCGCAACCACATAGAGACCAGATTTCTGGTTAATATAGTTCGTAAAGTCTACAGCTCCGCTGGCTGTGAGTGTGCTAGAGGGCGTAACGGTACAGCCTTGTATATTAATATTATCACCTTCGGAAATAGCACTGAATAAGAAGTAGTTCGTGGTTTTGATGAAGATGTAGGGATTCTCGGCATCCGTCGCCGTTGCGCTAGAGTAATTTGTATTATCAGTTGTGGTGCCGGTACCGCCGAAGTTTGTGAGCAAATCGCTGAGTTGAATACGGTTAATGAAGAAGACATCGGGGTCTGGGCTGATGAGCTCCGTATTATGCCGCTCCATACGAATAGATAGTTTATTGAGTGTTGCAAGGGGCGTCGGTGTATATACACGCTGCGTCTTGAGGAACTTGGGAATAAAGCCGGTGTAACCGGTCTTATCGGCAGGGACAGCACCATTTCCAGCGGATCCTGCAGGTAAATAAGACTGGGGAACGTATAAATCGGAGGACCAGGTCGTATCGTACTGGACAATCGCAAACGTATTATCCTCTTCAGGATTTGTAGAGAAGGAGTTGTTATTGAGCTCGGCGATACGTACACCGGCAAAGGGCAGAGAGAAGATATTTACTACACGGCTGGTGTCGTAGGTTGGCGTATCGGCGGTTACACGTACAAGCGCTGTGAGCGACTCAATCGGCACAATTGCCTTCACGAACTCAATACGCTGGATATTACGGAAACGCTGCTGGACAGCACCATTATAGCCGAGAGCCCCAGTGGTATTACCTGTATTGAAAATGACGGAGAAGTTATAGCGGTTTTCACTATTATTGAGGAGCCAGTTACGGTCGGAGCTCGTAATGAAGACGTTGTACTCGGTTTCGCGGTACTTGACGACATCCTCCTGGGGGATGATGTAGTCTTGAGGGCGAGGTGCAAGCTGGGGCGGCGGCGGGTCGGCTTGAGGCGGGGTGGGCTGCGTCGCCGAGGGCGGCGCCTCCTCGCGAATCTCTAGACGGGGCGGCATCACCGACGCCGCTCCATTCTGAGCTGACTCCACCTTCTTGTTCGGAAAGGCAGGAGCAGGAGGCGCAATAGGGATGCCGAGGGCACGTGCCTGGTCTTCACGGCGCTTCGTCTCACGCTGCATCAACAGTACGGGATCTTCCTCTTCGTCCAACTCGGGCTCGGGTGCACGGAAATCGGGGAGACCGACCTGCGGAATAGGAATGGGTGCACGGGATGCCATCATATTCTCGTAACGGGTGCTAGTATCCTGGAACAGGCGAGATACGTCTTCGCCGCGCGGATAGGTACCTACAGAGACCGTAGTAGGGGGCTGTGCCGCCTGCTGCTTGCGCAGCCAGGCGTCCATAGATATTTCCGTTTCACGGATGACTTCGGTCGCAAGGGCATTCTGTGGCTTATCCTGACCTTGAACACGGGCAACCTCTGTCATAAAATGCTGGGTGTACTTTTGGAGTTTCTCGTCCACCTTTTCGGGTAGAGCCGAGAGTCCCATTTTTTTCGCATAGCGTGTGCGTAAAAATCCTACGATTTTGGAGTAGTTCGCCCCGTTTAGAAACAAGTTCTGCTGCGGACCATTCGTGCGTCCGGACATCTTTCTAAACTACCAACATATATCGTAAAATTCCAACAGAACGCTGAAAGATTAGATACAGAATGTTTTTAATGCCTCCTCTAAAGCCCCTTTTCGCGGCGTCTCTTCGGCAAATATAATATCACGAATCTTATTCATTTCGTCATCATTGACCATATTTTTACAAATATCTAGAAACTCTTTGCCTTTGAGCAAGCATATAATCACTAATAAGCAAAATGCGCCACATTCCGATGTTTTTCGCTGATGGCGAATATCATTGTAATAGATATTCTTACAGCCCTGGTCCTTACAACGTTTAAGAAGTCGTACAATTTCCTCTTGAGGTTTGTATCCGTACGAATCGTAATAGTAGGCGGCGCTCTTTTCAAGATCAATAAATGCACATACCCAATGCGAGCCCGGCTCGTCGTGAGGATCTAAGTTAAAGATAATGCCAATCTTTGTTTTTCCTTTTTTGGCTAATTCCTTCAAATCAAGATTACATAGTTCATTGACAATACACTTCCCCCAGTTGTTTTCGTCTTTGGCATCAAAATCAATAGGGACGGGACCGATAAAATCAAAATACGGATAGGCGTCTTCGTATTGTTTCATTACATCTTCAATATTATAACTATCTAGCCAATCGGTCGGCTTCTTATCCCATTTTTGGGGCTTTTCGGGTTTGAAAAATCCTTTGAGCGCTTTCTTATCGGTGTCAGATATTCCAGGCATTTTCTTGACGGCGCAAAACTCAGTATCGCATTTGTAGTGCGATTTCATCTTTTCGCGTAATTGATTCCAGAGAGTTAGATTGTTCTGCGACTCTTCGCCGGCAGATTGTTTTCCATTTTTCCGTGTCTTTCGGACACTAATTTTATGCCGGGGATGAGTTTTGTTCCACGCACGAGTTAAGCGCTGAAGAGCAGTATGTGGTAAACAAGTGTCCCCATCCCGGCGATGTAACGCAGGACTACATTGAAATGTTGACATTGTTGACCGGCTTCTTATAGTATAATTAGAAAAAGATGAACCATTGTAAATGGATACACCGAATCCTTCTTGTAATAAGTCTCAAGCCGCAAGGCAGAGAAAGCAACACGGAGATCCGGTGATTAATGATGTCTACTTTCGCCGATTCTTTGTACCACTTATTGTATCTATTCTGGTATTATGTGGCATTGCAGTTGTTATATCAACTCCACCCGGCACCGGCGTTAAATGGGACGGCTTTGCAATGGCGTTTGGAGATACAGCCAAGGCAGCAGTAAGAGGAGGTGCTCGGAGGCGATAAACTAAATATATAATAGAGTATGTCGTTTAATTTGCCGTATGTAGTCTCGGCATCTATTTGCGCGATGTTAGCCATTGTTGTAGGAGTTACCTACGGCACGCTCTTGCCAAAGGATTCGGCACAAAACACGAAACTTATGGCGATTGTGACCGTATTTAGTTTTGTTGCCTCGCTCGTTGCCTACGCGCTTGCGCTGTATCATTTCAGCCACAATCCTACGCAAATGATTCAGTTTATCCTTGGAATTGTTATGATTGTTATATTGCCATGTACACTTGTGTCGGCAAGTATAGCCACAATTACTATAAGTAATATGCGGGATACGTTGGCGGCGGGCAGTCAGTGAACCCCACCCCGTCTAAACCCATCACTTCATCATAATCAGTAATGATGAAGCGATTGGATATTCCTTTCCTATTTATTGGTCCTACGGGATCCGGTAAAACGAAGGAACTCCGACGTTTGATTGAAGAAGAAAATAAGGGAAAGATTACATATCCGCTAGAAACCAGGACATTTACGGTAGGCGATAGTTATGAAGCCCGAGTGTTTACAAGCCCCTATCATTTTGAAATTGATATTCCGAACCTATCAATGCAAGATAAACAGATTATTGGCGATTTGCTGACGAATTTCTTTTCAAGTGGTGATGTGCTCAATAGCCTACGGTCATCATCGCGTAAACTGATTGTTCTACGACGCGCTCATAGTCTGTCTTTAGCCGCCGCTATTCGTGTCCGTGCCATCATTCAACAGTTTGTTCTACCACCCGAAGCCTCTGGTATGCTCTGGCTCACTGCACGCGAAATAACCGGTCCGCTTGCGCTTCTAGATGACGCGTTTGTACGCTACCGTATGCCGCGAATGAATTATGAGACGTGGCAAACCGCTGTTCCGTCGCTTTTTGCGACTCAACTTGCCTATGAGAAATGCGAAGGGCGTATTGAACGTATAGAGGAAATTCAGAAGTATTTGCCGAATCAGGTCCCAGCCCAGTGGCCGAGGCGTATTCAAGATTTCTACGACGAGATGGTAGCGTCGCTCATTCAAAATGCACGGTCCGGCAGGAAACCCGACCTCAAAGTCGTTCAATGGCTAAGGGCAATTGTGTATCAGGCACTCAGTTTCTGCCAAACGGGTCCTGAGATTATAGATAGTTGTGCCGCCGCCATTCAGCGCCAACATACCCTCTTAGAGCCGCATGTCTTTTGGCTGGCGATGAAGTCGCTGACAACCGCCGAGCCGCATACATCGTATCGTACACCCCTATCACTAGAATCAGCAGTACTCTTTTTGTTTGAAACGGTAAGAACCAATTCAACCTTACTGCCGCTGCAACAAGTGCGCGAGCAAATACAAATACATAAAAAAGACATACCAGTACAAAATGAGCCAGTCGGCACTAGCCCTGCTCCTTCCTCTGCCCCCGCTGAGACCGCAAAGGCAGCCCCAGCCGCTAAGCCCGCAAGAGTTCGCCGAAGCAAAAAAGCAGATATCTAGCGGCTGGGAACAGCAGACTATTTTCTCTTTGTTAGAAAACCCAGCCACTAAGGGATTTAAATATGAGCTTTGGCAGGGAAGTACACTGTTTTTGATTACACCGGTCCTCGGTAAGGCTACGGAAGTTGCACGAACAACCGATGCCATTCTTAAATGGTTAGGCGCCGCACCAGGATTTAATATTTATATATGGTTTCGCAATGATCCGCGTGAAATCAAGGCGAATCAGTGGCCGACGAAAGCCCAGGTGAACGGCGGATGGACTACTGTCGGCACTCCGAATATTGTAATTTATCGTAGCGAGGAATGGGAGCGGGTACTTATTCACGAAATGATTCACGCAATGAAGTGGGACTGGGAAGTTGGACCGACACCGGCACCTTGCTGGAAGATGAATAAGACCGATAAACTCAATCCGCATTTGTTTGAAGCGTGGACGGAGTTGTATGCAGAATGGCTGGCGTGTGCGTGGTATGGAAAATTGTGGGATAAACAACGTAAGTGGCAGGACTTACAGGCAACACAGCTTTTAGCACGGGC